TGTTGTGGAAGTATGCTCTACCTAAGCTGACAAACTGGGTAGACAATGACCGCTTTATGGGCATGATAGATTTTTACAAGGCGCGATACGGTGAAGAGATCGAGTCTGTATTTCAAGACGGCGTAGAGTATGATGCCGATGGTGATGGAACTGTTACTGATAAAGAGAAAGAGCCTATCAACTCAGGCAGGTTAGTTCGCTAATGGAAGTTAAGCTCGAAACTAAGCCGCGCAATCTTGCAAGCATACCGAAAAAGATGCGTAAGGAATTGCAGGCAAAATACAAGTCTGCACTTTTTAGAGTTGCACAGATTGGCATTAACATTATTCAGGACAGAACGGCGCAAGGGCAGGGCTACAAGGATGGAGCGTTTAAGCCTTACAGTGAAAGATATGCTGCGTTTAGATCTAAAAAGGATAGGACTCTAACGCCAAATCTAAAGATATCTGGCAATATGATTGCGGCTATGACAAGCAAGGCTAATGACAAGCAAGCCGAAATATTCTTTCGGGGCGCAAAAGAGTCTAGCAAGGCTGCATACAATAATCAGACCAGACCTTTTTTCGGGTTTAGTCGCGACGAAGAAAAGCGTTTATCTAGGGCATTTGAAAGGTTTATTAAATGAGCGTAAGAGAAAGCATTGCAGACAATATTGTCGATACTCTGCGCGACAGCGTCATACAGCCTGTACGCATCAAGTATGTAACTCGCGAGCCTTTTGATTTTAACAAGTTATCAAATGCACAGTTTCCCGCTGTACTGGTTAGAACTGCTGGTGAAAGTAGGGAAGATAGCTCAATAGCTGGCTCTATGGGCAAGCGCATGGCATCTATAAATTATGAGATGGTCTGCTTTGTTAAGTCAGGTATAATTGATCAAGCTAGGAATACTATAATCGAGGCCATAGAAGAAGGACTCGAACTAGACCGCACAAGAGGCGGTTACGCGCTGGATACCCAGCTAATAAATATTGAAGTCGATGAAGGCTCTATTGATCCTATCGGCGGTGTGATTCTAACCGTTCGCGTTGTGTACGAATACACTCGCGGCACAACTTAACTGAGAAGGTGATATAAAATGGCTACAACTACAGGTTCAAGCGGCGTTGTTAAATTACAGGTGGCAGGAACTTCTGTTGCCGTTGTTGGCGAAGTGCGCTCTTATACTCTCGATGGTTCAACTGACACTATTGAAGATAGCGTAATGGGTGACACTGCTCGCACTTACAAGGCTGGCCTAGAAGCAAGCACAGTAAGCATTGAGTGCTACTGGGATGACTCTGACGCGCAGCAGTTGGTTATTGATAACCGAGCTTCACTAGACTTTGAAATTTATCCTACTGGCACTGGCACTGGCGAAAAATACTATTCCGGCACTGGCATTGTAACTAGCAAGTCAATTACTGCGTCATTTGATGGTATGGTAGAGGCTTCATTTGCTTTGCAAGTTAGCGGAGCAGTTACTGAAGCTACAGCATAATCCAATTTCACAGGAGAAATTAAATGGGTTTAGCAAAAGAACTAAGAAACAGACGCACATTAAAAGCGCGTGAAGTTACTGTTGATGCTTGGGCAGATGGGGATGGCAATGCTTTTAAAATGTTTTGTCGCCCCATTACCTGCTATGACATTAATGAGCTTCAAAAGAAACATCCGGCAATTATGCAAACGCCGACTATTGGTGCAATGGTAGATTTGATTTTGCTCAAGGCTGAAGATGAAGGCGGGAGTAAGCTATTTACTAGCGCAGAAGATAGAATCGATCTGATGGGCGAAGAGACTACAGTAATTAGCGAAATTGCAGATCAAATGTTTAGCACGATTGAATCGGTTGAAACAGCAGCAAAAAACTAAAAACCTCTCAACTAAGAATGAATGTAATCGCCTTAGCTGAGAGGTTGCACATAACAATAGCTGAAGCAGAGCAGATGTCGCTTACTGAATTAAATGAGTGGCTGGCTTACTTCCAGATAATGAGTGAGAGAGATGTCTGAAGATACCCGCATAGTAATATCGGCAGTAGATAAAACCAGCAAAGGGTTTAAATCAGTTGGTGCAGGTCTAGGCCGAATTACTAAATCCCTCTTTAGCATGAGAACTGCACTAGTTGGCGTTGCTGGTGCTGCTGGCTTTGGCTACTTGATCAAAAGCTCTTTAAATGCAACAGACAACTTGTCTAAGGTAGCGTCTAAGATAGGCACAACTACTGAGGCTTTGTCTAGGCTGCAATATGCTGCACAAATATCAGGCGTTGAGACTAATACCTTAAATATGGCTTTGCAGAGATTTACTCGCCGCGCTGCTGAAGCTGCGCAGGGTACAGGTGAGGCCAAAAATGCCATCCGAGAACTAGGTTTAGATGCTCGGAAATTGCAACAATTACCTCTTGATCAACAGATGCTTCAACTAGCAAATGCTTTTGAGCAGGTAGATACTGAAGCTGACAAGCTAAGAATAGCATTTAAACTCTTTGATAGTGAAGGCGCTGCTCTTGTTAATACATTAGCGCTAGGCTCTGACGGCATGGAAAAGCTGTTTGGCAGGGCTAAATCTCTTGGCATTGTTATGTCTAGCGAAGCGGCGTTGGGCGCAGAAAAAGCAAATGACGCATTCACTGACCTATTATTTATAGGTAAGGGGCTTAAAGATCAGTTTAGTGCGGCTCTTGCGCCAGCTATCGCGGATGCTGCCAAAGCTCTAACTGACTTTTTGATAAAAACATCTAAAGCAGAAGGCGGTATTGCTAAGTTTGCGCAGACCTTGGCCGTAGGATTTTTAGAGGGTATTCGCAGTGTTATTATTGCGCTTGATCAATTGTCAGTGAATCTGGATACGGTCAGTAATGCCGCAGGAAACTTCTTTATGAAGTTTGAGCAAAACGCAAAGAAAGGTAGATTTGAATACCTGCAAAGCAAACTTTCTGACCTTCAAGACCTACAAGAAGTAATGCTTTCAGGTGGTACTAAAGGTATTGGCATCATTGATTACATGATGTACGGCAAGGGGAAAGCTGGTGCTTCAAAGGTACAGAAAGACATAAACGCGATAGTTGGTGAATTGACAGTTTTGCAAGCTGAATTGGCGGAAGGAAAAGATAAGGCTCTATCTTTCGGCACAAATCTAGGCGGCTTAATAGACGCAGATAAAGTCAACGAAACTTTTGATAGACTTATAAAAACTATCGGCAAGCTAGGTGAAGCAAATGAAAGTGCTTTAAAACCTACAGTGGATGTTTTAGGCAGCTTTGAGCAAGGCGTTAAGTCTTTCAGTAATAGCATTCCAACCATGGAAGAAAACATAAAGAGCCTTACTACACAGGGTTTAAACGGCTTAACTGATGCGCTAACCGCAGGAATAACAGGCGCGGCTAACTTCGCAGACGCTATGAAGGCAATGGCAAAAAGCGTTGTAGATAGCCTGATAAAGATGCTGATTCAAAAGTATATTGTTGATGCGGCTTTTAATGTAATCACTGCCAGCTTTGGCGGTTCAAGTAGCCCAGTAGCAGGCGGCAAGCCTAGTGTTCCTGTAATGTCTGGCGCAGGTTCTCGCCCTATGTCCCCAAGAGCTATCGGCGGATCTGTTCAGGCTGGTCAACCCTACATGGTTGGTGAGCGTGGGCAAGAGATGTTTGTGCCTAACCAATCAGGCTCTATAATACCTAGCAACAAATTAGGCGGCGGTGGTGGCGTAACAGTCAACCAAGTTATTAACGTGACAACTGGCGTACAGCAAACCGTAAGAGCAGAGATTGCTACATTGATGCCTCAGATTGCTAATGCAGCTAAGACAGCAGTTGTTGATGCTAGACAGCGCGGCGGCGGTTACAGTAAAGCATTACTAGGAGCATAAAGTGCCTTTATCTTTCCCAAGTGTAGGAATACAAAATCTTAATATGCGATTGATGCGAACTGTTGCTGTCACTGATTCGCCGTTCAGTTATGATCAGCAAGCATACGAACATCAAGGCGCTAGATGGGAGTGTGAAGTTACTCTGCCGCCCCTAAGCCATGACGAAGCAAAACAAGTGCAGGCATTCATTGTCGGCTTAAAAGGCCGATCAGGAACTTTTACCTTCGGCAGCCCATTGCACACTAGCACAGCTACAGGCACTACTTCAGGTACAACTGCGATCAGGTCAGAGTCACTGACTACCACAGCAGGTTCCAGTGCTGTTGCTGCTGGTGAATATTTTCAGCTTGGCGATTATCTCTATATGACCACCGCCGCAAAGAGCGCAGGCGCAGGAACGTTAGAGTTTCAGCCACCTTTAAGAGCAGAGATTGTTACTGGAACTGCTTTGGACTTTACATTACCGAAGAGCTTATGGCGCTTATCGAGCAACGATATAGGCTGGTCGGTAGATACCGCGTCAATATATGGCTTCACTTTTGCATTTGTTGAGGCGTTATGAGCAGAACCCTATCTACAGAAATGCAGGCAGTCGCAACTGCTGATCTTGTACGCCCTATCTATTTGGTCAAGATGGAGTTTGACAGCGGTGATCTTAATTTATGGTCTGGATTGGGCAATCTAGTATATAACGGCGATACCTATGTAGGCGGCGGCGATCTTCTAGACATTAGCCCTATTAAAGAATCTGACGAGCTAACCGCAAATGGATGCAATATAACTGTATCTGGCGTAAAGGCTTCATTGGTTGCAAAAGCTAGAGATGAGAATTACCAAGGCCGAAAGATAACAATGCTATTTGGCGCATTTGATGATTCTGGAGATATTATCAGTAGCCCGATTGTGGTGTTTAGCGGGTTTATGGATGTAATGACAATTACTGACTCAGCTCAAACTTCTGTTATTAAGATAGCCTGCGAAAACAAATTGATTGCATTTGATCGCGCATCAGTTAGACGCTATACCGCAGAAGATCAAAAAATAGACTATCCAACAGACAAAGGTCTGGAGTTTGTTTCAAAAATAAAGCGCAAAGATATCATCTGGGGTAGACCCAATCCTAGAACATCAGGTGGCAGTGATAGTGGTAGGGGACTCGGCGGCTGCTTCACTTTAGGTACTCTGATTCTTATTGAAGGTAATAAGTATAGTGAGATACAAAATATCATCGTCGGTGATAAGGTTGTAGGATCAAAAGGGCAGATTAATAATGTCGTCAAAGTCTACACTTTCCCTGTTGATGATAGAGAGCTTTACAGCATAAACGGCTCATTAGAGATTACAGATACGCACCCTCTATTGACTGAACGCGGCTGGAAATCATTTAACCCAGAACAAACTTTAAAGCTGCATGATGATATAGACATCGTAGGCAAACTAGAAATAGGGGACAAATTAGTTAAATACTGCCCATTAGCCGGTTACAGCATGGAGACAGTAAAACAAGTTAATGTTCGCAAAAACCTTGAGGCAGTTTACAACCTTGACGTTGATGGCGATGACACATTTATTGCCAATAACTACGTTGTTCATAACAAATGATCATTCAGCATGAATGCCTGCCAAGTTTTAAAGAAGATATTAAGCCTCTGTTAGAAAAGCACTGGGAAGAGGTTGCGCTACATCAAGGCGCTATCAAGTTGAACCCAGATTGGAAAGAGTACGCCAGACTTGACGCTGAAGGCTCGTTAATTGCGTTTACAGCGCGAATAGACGGCAGGTTAGTAGGTTATTGTGTGATTATTGCGAATCGCAGCATACACTACAAAGATCACGTTTTTGCGGTTAATGATGTTGTGTTTGTTTTGCCTGAGTATAGGAATACAGCAGTGGGTTACAAGTTAATTAAAGCCGCTGAGGAACATTGCAAAAATGCAGGCGTTGCACTTTTAACAATTAATACCAAGGTTCATATTCCCTTCGACAGCCTTATGGAAAGCATGGAATTTGATTTGATCGAGCGTATATATTCTAAATTATTAAGGTAAAGAAATGGCAGTAACAGCAATTGCAGGATTAACAGCAGCGGGTGGCGCGGCAATTTCAGCGGCAATAGCTGGCACTGCATTTAATTTAGCGGCTTTTGCGACAGCTTTTGCGATTGGCGCTGGTCTGTCTTTAGTATCTCGCGCACTAATGCCAAAGCCCGATTTGCCACAACAAATAACAGGAACAGAATTTACGGTCAGAGAGCCTGATGCTTCGCGTAAATTAGTCTACGGCAGAGCAAGAGTTGGCGGCGCAGTTGTTTTCATGGAATCAACCCATGCAGACAACAAATATCTAAATCTTGTTATTGCAGTTGCAGACCATGAGATTGATGCGTTTGAGAAGATATATTTCAACGAAGAAATTGCATGGTCAAATGGCACAGTACAAACTAAGTTTGCTAATAATGTCGAAATCAACGTACATTTAGGCGATCAGACGACCGCTGATTCTGATCTTGTAATCAACACTAGTGAATGGACATCTGCTCACAGACTGCTCGGCATAGCTTACATTTATGTGCGATTAGAATGGGACAGTGATTTGTTTGCAAACGGCCTGCCAAATATCTCTGCTATTGTGCGCGGGAAAAAAGTCTATAACCCAGTCACAACTACTACGGCATGGAGTCAAAACCCTGCCCTTTGTGTCTATGATTATATGCGCGACACTAAATACGGAATGGGTGAAGATGCAACAAATATAAACCAGACCGCTTTGGCTACGGCTATTGCGCTTTGTGACGAAGATGTGGCGCTGTCTGCTGGTGGCACACAGAAAAGATATACGCTAAATGGCAGGCTGGATACTGCAAGTTCACGCAAAGAAAACATTGAGGCTATGCTCAGCTCGATGGCTGGAACTATGAGCTACTCTGGCGGCGAATTTTTTATTTCTGGTTCAGAATATGTTGCGCCAACAGTTACTATTGACGAATCTAATCTTGTAGGTGATATAGCAGTACAAACAAAGCAATCCAGAAGGTCTATTTATAATGGCGTGAAAGGGCTATTTGTAAATGAAGATGATAACTATAGTACTGCCGATTACCCTGCCCAATTAGCTAGAACATCTGCTGGCAGCTTTGTTACTGGTACAAAATACAAGATTACAGTCATAGGCACTACTGACTTCACTGCCATTGGCGCATCTAGCAACACTGTAGGCGTTATATTTACTGCCACTGGTGCTGGATCAGGAACAGGTAGCGCTTCAGCGTATGGTGCAGAAGATGACGGCATCGAGTACCTAGACGTTCCGCTGCCATTTACTACTAACAATATCCGCGCACAGCGTATTGCAAAACTTGCTTTGCTGAAGTCGCGTATGCAGACAGCAATTACTATTCCCTGCAACTTGGCAGCTTTGAAGTTTAAGGCAGGCGATAACATCATGGTTACAAATACCAAGATGGGATGGTCGCAAAAGGTGTTTCAGGTTCTAGATTATGAGCTGGCTTTTAACGCTTCTGGAGAAATAATTGTAAATGTGCAGGCTATTGAAACTGCATCTGCTATTTTTGATTGGCAATCATCTGATGAGGAAGATTATCTTGAAGGTGGTGAGGTGCCTCTGTATGACGGCACAACCACAGTAGCGCCTACAAATTTAACTGTAACGCCGGTAACTACTGTAAATGATGACGGAACGGTTACACCAGCATTTGAGGTTACATGGACAGCTGCAGTAGATGCTTTTGTTGATCACTATATTGTGCAGTGGCGAAACACTACTGATAATGCACAGCCTTATAATCAAATTACCAAACTTGCTGACTATTCCATAGCACCAGTGATTCCCAGCAAGGCTTACGATATAAGCATCTTTGCAGTAAATGGTTTAGGCGTTAAATCAACCGCACTTACTGGCTCTGCAACTGCAACTGCTGACAGCACACCTAACCTGCCTAGCTTTTATCAAGCGGTAACTGATTCAGCCACAGCACCAACTGCGCAACAGTTTAGCGATGTTGCAGGCCGCAACCCTAAGAATGGCGATGTGTTTTTAGCGACTGACACAACCACAACTGAGGATACCGTTCACGCTTGGACATACAGCACAGGAACATCCAGTTGGAGCGAGAACACTAACTTTATTAGCGGCGATCTAGTAGTTGACGGCACAATTACTGGTGATCAGATAAAAGCTGACAGTATTACTGCCAATAAGTTATCAGGTGATGTTTCAGAGTTGTTCCCAGTCTCTATGTTTGATGACTTACAGCTAACATCATCATTTCAAGAAACCACAGCATTTACTTTGCCAGCGCCCGAGTTAAGTATTAGTAAGCGAGCAAGGCTAGATTTAGAATTTATGTTTAAGCTACGAAATACCGGCGCAACTGATCGCAAGGTAACTATTAACTTTAACTTACAGGTTAAAAGCAAAAGCGCAACGGGCGTACAGGTTGGTGCTACTAACGGTGTGGTTGCTGTTAGTTTCCCGCATACGTTCAAGCAGCTTGTTTATATCTCTGGCAACTATCTTGCAGAGCTAGATAATACTGGCGGTGTGGCAGACAACAGCAGCGGCACTGGTTATGGCACTATTGAAGGCGTTTATTATGACGGCACTAATGACCGAACTTACGTTTTAGTCGGGCAAGCAACAACAGTTTTCAGCACTGGTGAAACTATGTACTTTAACCCTTACAAGTTCGCGGCAGTAGGCACATGGGTTAATCCCGCATCATCTGATGTAATTAGCGTAGACGCACCGGCAGGCGGAGGATTTTATTACAACAGGCATAGCGTATCTGATACTTATGGTGCTACAACTACTGCAACGGACTTCAGAGCAAGCATGAAGGTTGTATCTTTTTATACAGATGTACCTGTAGAGTGCGAAAAGTTTATTGGAACAATGGAGTTAGTGTCGTGATTGAGATCGGTTATACTACAAGCTCTAACGAAGATACTGTCACTGGCAGTTATGATTCACCTGTTGAGGCTAACTCTGCGATCATAGAATTGCGAGATGACCTAAGCACAAGACAGGAAATAATTACTTTTTTTATGCAAACAGATTTTGGGCAAGGAATGCAACGCTACGGCTTTCTTGATCCTGCGGAGTAACGATGACATATTTATTAGTTCAAAACGACACAGCACCAGCAATTCAGGCTAACTTAACTAGATCGCATGATGGTAGTGTGATTGACTGCTCAGACGCTACTGTCAGCCTAAAGTTTAGAGCCAAAGGGACAACAACCACATTATTTACTCTTACCGCTATAGATAATCAAAGTGATCTTGAAAATGGCATTGCTATATTTTATTTTGCTGATGGAAACTTAGATTTAGATGAAGGCTATTATGAAGGGGAGATTGAAATCGCATTCCTCAATCGAACTGTTGAAACTGTCTACGAGACTTTAGAGTTTTATTTGCGCGCTGACTTTTAATGATCGATTTGAATGTTATTTTTAATAGGGCTTATGCACGTATAGCTGAAAGACGAGCTAAGGCATCTGTCGAATTTAAAAATGCCATTGCCAAGATTTCTCAAAGAAGAGCTGCAGCAGAGATTACCTTTAGCCGAGCAATAGTAGAAATAGCACTTATTACGGCAGATATCATTTTCCAGACTTTTGCAGACACAGCATTAGCATCTGATAGTACAGAACTACAAACGACAAAAACAATAAGTAACAGCGGAAATTTGAGTGACGCAACCGCTTTAAATATTGATAGCGCAAAATTTGATTCTGGTATTTTTTCTGATTTTCAGATTGCAGCGGTAGGCAAGGTTATTGCTGATGCAGGTCTAGCTGACGAAGATATTGATATTTTGATCAGTAAAGTATTATCTGATAATGGATTAGCTAACGAGCAAATTATAATTGCATCTAACAAGCATTTTAGTGATGCAGGTGCTTTCACCGATTTGCAGTCTGCAAACTTTGGTAAAGCTATTTCTGATGCCGGTATTGCTGATGAAGATATTGACATCTTGGTTAGCAAATTATTATTCGAGCAAGGCACTTTCACCGAAGCGCAACAAGTGGACTTTCACAAGTTTATTAGCGAGGCATTGTCTGCCACTGATGACCTTGATGGCGAAGCAACTGCCGAAGATGACCAAGAGATGCAATTTGTTAAGGCTCGCTCTGATTCAGCAAGCCTATCTGATTTATTTTCTGCTATCAAAAGTTATAGCAGAGCATTCACAGATCAGGGTGCAGCTAGCGATAGCCTTGATAAGAATATTTCAAAGCCACAAGCAGATTTGTTTACCGTAACAGATAATAATTCTATAAGTTATGGAAAAGTCGCTACAGATAATTCAGGCATTACAGATGATCGATCTATGGCGTATGGCAAATTCGCTACAGATGATTCAGGAATTGCTGATGATTTCTCTATGGCTTATGGTAAAGCCGCTCTAGATACTTTAGGTTTTACAGATGATTCGTCTATAAGTTATGGAAAAGTCGCTACAGATAATACAGGCATTACAGATCAGGCATCGATAGATTATCAAAAAAGCGCAACAGATAGCTCAAACATTACAGACGAAACAATTAAAAGCGCAATCAAGGTGATCGCTGATCAAGCTGGATTGTCTGACGATCAGTTTCTACAGATTGAAAAGTCATTCAGCGAGAATGCAAGTTTCACTGATCTGATAGTTGTAGCATTGCAGAGATACAGAGACTTTGACGAATCTGCTTCAATTGCAGATGTTGCAATACTGATTGTAAATAAAGGCTTGTCAGATCTAACCACTGTTGATGAAGTAGTAGAAATTTTGCTATCTAAGGCAGCACAGGATCAGGCGGATCTTTCTGACTTGATGCAGCTTGGCGTTTCTAAACCAGCACAGGATCAGACTAACCTGTCTGACTTAATGCAACTTGGATTTTCAAAAGCCGAGCAAGATCAAGGTGATCTTTCTGACGCAGTGCAGCTTGGCGTTTCTAGGTCTATAAGTGAAACTGTTTCAATAAATGAGCAATCAGATTTAGGTGTATCGAAAAGTTTGCAAGATTCTTACACAGGATCAGAACAAATTGCCAAGCTATTTAGCAGGGGTGCAACAGATAGCGCCTCTGTAACAGATTTGGTTGATATTTTAAGAGGCAAAGTTTTATCTGACTCTTCAGGCTGGTCTGATGACCAGACAATGAATTTTCATAAGTTTATAAATGAAGGCTTATTTGCCACAGATGACTTGGATGGTGAGGCGACAATTCAAGATGATCAGGAAATGCAGTTTGTAAAAGTGCGCTCGGATCATGGTTCTGCAACTGATTTATATGTTGTTACACAAGGAAAGGTTAAAAGTGATACAATCGGATCAACAGATGGTGGCTCACTGCGAGGGCAAGGATATTGTGAGTTTAGTTATTTTTCAGAGGATTATGTCGGCTATAGCCGATCTTTTTAGAGGTGTAATATGTTAAATGAAAACTTAAAACTGCGCGGTGATGTTTCTTTAGTATTGAAGGGCAAAGACGGCAAGGTAAAAGATAGCAGAGAAATCAAAAACTTGATTGTGAATGACGGTTTGAACTTTATTTGCTCAAGAATGGCTGGAACTTCGGCCAGCGTTATGTCACACATGGCGCTAGGTTCAGGCACTACTGCACCAGCAGCAGGTCAAACCGATTTAGTATCTATTCTGGGCAGCAGAGAAGCCCTAGATAGTTCAACGGTATCAAGCAACACTATTACCTATGTGGCTTCTTTTGAAGCTGGCGATGGCACTGGTGCTGTTACTGAGGCTGGTATTTTCAACGCTTCATCAGGTGGCGATATGCTTTGCCGTACTACTTTTAGCGTTGTAAACAAGGAAGCTGACGACACTATGTCAGTAACTTGGACAATTACTCTAACTGCATCTTAATTTAAAAGGGGGCTACCTATGTCTACTATAGTTACTAGGGCAGGCAAAGGCTCGCCCCTTACAAATGCTGAGGTTGATGCTAACTTTACCAACCTCAATGATGACAAGCTAGAATCTGCTGATCTCAGTGGATATGCTGAACTTACTGGTGCTGAGTTTACCGGCGAGGTTGATGCTACTGGATTTAATGGTGATCTCACTGGTGCGATCTTATTTAAAGGTCAAGCTGGTGAGGCGCTAACCAAAGGCGATCCAGTTTATATCTCAGGTATCAGCGGCAATAAAACTGTAGTTAGCAAAGCCGATGCGAACGATGCAAGCAAAATGCCTTGCTTTGGTATTGTTGACGCTACTGTATCGCTAAATGCTGATTGCTCTGTTGTTACATTCGGAACATTGCAGGGGCTAGATACTTCTGGCTTTTCTGAGGGTGATGAGTTATTTGTTAGTGACACAGGAACCCTGACTACAACTGCGCCAACTGGCGAAGCATCACTTTTGCAGAAACTAGCAAAGGTTACGCGATCTCACCAAACTGCTGGCAGCATTAAAGTTATGGGTGCTGGTCGGACTAATGCCGTTCCCAATCTTAATGACGGCAACTTCTTTTTAGGCAATGGTTCTAACCAAGCTGTTAGCGCCGACTTTTCCGATTCTGTACTGGGCGAAATAAGCGCAGGCACAGGCATAAGTATATCTGCCACTGGTGAGATAGCCAACACTGCCCCAGACCAGACTGTATCTCTTACAGGCGCAGGTACTACAAGTGTAACTGGAACCTATCCTAACTTTAC